TCGTCAAGTACGAGCGTGCTGCCGAGGGTGGTGGCGGCGCCTGATGGGCCGTCGTCGTGAGCCGGTCAAGACCGTCACGCTCACGGCCCCGTCCGGTGCCCGCGTGACCGTCGCCGAGGCGACCGCCGAGACGTACAAGAAGCTCGGCTACAAGGGCGCCCCCGGGCGCCCCAAGGCCGCGCCGAAGGACGTCGAGAAGCCGTCCGAGAAGTAGTGATCCGAGAGGAGGTGGGCCGTCATGTCTGTGCAGCCCATGATGCCGGCGGTGCCGTTTGCGACCGTGGCCGACCTGGAGAACCGGGGACGGTCCACCTCCTCTGAGGATCGGGTGAAGGTTGAAACGCTCCTGCAGGACGCGTCGCAGATCCTGGTTGATGAGTTCCCTCGCGGTGTGCAGACGGCGGCGCCGGAGACCCTGGCGCGGATCGTGTGCAACATGGTGCTGCGGGTGCTGGACTCTGGTGCTCCCGCGCCGGGGGTTGAGACCACACAGTTCGGGGTTGGCCCGTTCCAGGAGTCATACCGGTGGGCGAATCCCACCGGCGACCTATACCTGACGAAGCGTGAGCGGCGACAGCTCGGCGGGCCTGCCCGTGCGGGTTCTGTGCCGATGATGCCGCCCGGTGCCGGGCGTGAGTATCCGGCGCCTGGGGTGGAGGTGTGGTGAGGCGGATGCCGGCGCGGTGGCTGCCTCACAAGGTCACCGTTAAGCCGTTTCGTGGTGTGGGTGGTGCTGGGCCGATCTTCGGCGAGCCGTTCGACCTGGACCCTGCCGATGGGCGGGGTGTGTACCTCGAGGACGCCCGTGAGGTGGTCGTCGATGGTGACGGTACGGAGGTCGTGTCGGAGACGCGGTTCTTCTGCAACTTTGACGATGCGCCGCCTGAGAAGTCGCGGGTGGTCGTGTGGGTGGGTACGGCGTTTGAGCGTGAGGCGCCTGTGGTTCGGGTGGGTCGTTTTCATCATCCGAACTGGCCGGGGTTCGCGGAGGTGAGGCTCGCATGAGTGTTGCTTTCGAGTGGCGTGGCGACCTTGCTGTTGAGGCGTTCAAGGGTGGCGCGGCCGATGGTCTGCGGGCCGCGTCCGACATGGTCCTGGAAGCGTCGAACGCGGCGGCGCCGCAGGAGACTACGTACCTGGTGGATTCGTCGGGCACGGACGTGGACCGTGAAGGTCTGGAAGCGTCGGTGTACTACGACCCGCAGGGTGCGCCCCGTGGCGGTAAGCCGATCTACGCGATCGTGCGGCACGAGGCGCTGCGTCAGGGCGGTGCGCCGAAGTACCTCGAGCGGCCGTTGCTGGCGAATCGCAGTGCGGCGCTGCAACTGATAGCCGGTCGTATCGAGCGGGTCCTGTGATGCCGGCGGCTGTCCGCGCGGCGCAGGTACGCCGCGAGCTCGCCGGTTGGATTGCGGAGCAGGTTGAGGCCGTGTGGTCCGAGGTGGACCCCTATGGCCCGGGCGATCGGGCCATCACCCTCCGCGACCTTCCCTCTCAGCCTGACACTGCTGTCGCTATCGAGGTTTACAACACCGAGGACGACATCGTCCTGCCCGACACGGCGGTCCGCGTGCAACTCACGTTCCGTGGCCGCGGGGACGCTGCCGATGACTTCGCCGATGACGTGTTCGACGTCCTCCATGGCCGTCACCGGTTCCAGATGGGCGATCTGGTCGTGCAGCGGGCGCACCGCTTGTACGCGGCGCCGCTGGACCAGGACGGCAACAGTCGCGAGCGACGTAGCGACAACTACGAGCTTGTGTTCATGCGCCCCTAGGGCGTGTCCACCGAGTAACGAAAGACCTATCCCCGCCCTAGGAGGCAACTGATGAGCACCCCCACTACCGAGTTCGGCTTCTCCTACGAGTACGCCGTCGATGTTCGGACCGCCGCGGATACGTGGCAGAGGATCCGCTTTATCTCTGCGGTTGACCCGCAGGTCACGCCGGTCACTGAGGACGCCGCCACTTACGACGACCTCGGTGCCCCGAACGCTGTCAAGACGTCGGAGTCGTGGACCCTGTCGTTCACGGTTCAGCAGCACCGGACCGAGACGGGTTACCTGCCCGAGATGGAGGCGATCCACGCCCTCAACGAGCCGTCTGCGGTGGGCAACCTGGCGACTGGCAGGTTCCGCTGGTACGACAACCCGGCCGCCGGCGCCCCGAACCCGAACGAGGCCTACGAGGGTGACGGGACGGTGCAGGTCACTCGTGGGAACACGGGCAACACGGGTATCGGCGTGTGGAACGTGACGGTCACCGGTCAGGGTCGGCGTCGCAAGATCGCGAACCCGGCTACTGAGACGCCGTGATCCGGGTCCTGGCCCCCGAGCCTGTTACGGGCCGCGTGGTCGGGCTGGTGTTCGCGGCCGGTGTGGCTGTGGTCGATTCGCTCGAGCGGCCCGCCGAGCTGTGGCTGCGCACTCACGGCTACCAGATCGTCCCTGTTGAACCTGAGCCTGTCGTCGAATCTGTCGACGTCGAGGACTCCTGAGCCCCGGCCGTGCCCGTGTCACACGGGTCGCGGGCACGGCCGGCTTCCTCTCCCCACCCGTGAACCCGTGACCCCGTGAAAGGTAGGACCCGTGAAGGATCTCTCTGCGTTCCTGACACCGAACCTCGACATCAAGCATGGCTCGAAGGTGTACACCGTCAAGCCGCCCACCAAGGATCTCGGGCTCAAGCTCGCGGCGGTGTCGTCGCTGAGCATGGCCGCTGTCGCTGGGCGGGCCGAGGGTGACATCCCTGAGAGTCACCGCCAGATCATCGACACGATCAAGGACCGCGACCTTGGTGAGCTCACCCTGGGTGACGCCTACCAGGAGATGGTCGCCGATGACGTGCCCGGCCCGCACATCGACTTTTATGCCCGTTACGCCCTGTACTACTGGGTGTACGGGGAGTCTGTGGCCGATGAGATCATCGCGGCAGGGCAGAAGGACGCGGCCCCAAAAGGCAAGGCCCGGTCACGCTCGAAGAGTACGCAGCGTTCGGCGTAGGTGAGATCGTCGCCTACGGCGAGGGCGGCGAACCGATCTATGAGGACTACCGGGTCCCTAACGAACTACGTCCCGTGAACCAGGCGCGCGCCGAGAACGAGCAGGGCAAGGGTGTCGGCTGGGACGACATTTTCGAGCATTGGGCGCATGTGGTGCCCGATCTGGCTGAGGTGTACGGGGTGGACCTGTACGACTCGGCCTATGCGGATCGTCCGTGGCCGTGGCTACGAGGACTGATCCTGGGGCTGCTGCACCGCAGTTCCGCCCTGTCCCGCGCTGTCCAGCAGGGCTAGCTTGCGCCGCCACGAGTAGGCGATCGCGGCGAGGGCGCCGGCCGCTGCGAGCAGGCCGATGACGAGGAGCACGCGCGACGGGGATTCCGCGCCGGGCGTGTAGGCGTTGGTGCGGGCTGCGGCGTTGTATGCGGCGTTCTGCCAGAACGTGAACGCGACACCGGCCGCGATGACGCCTGCCGCGGCCATCAGGTAGCGGGCGTTGATGCGTTCTCTGCTGTCCATTCGTGGAGTGTTCCACAAAACCGGCCGGAGGTGAATGGTCTTGGCTCTTAAGGTCGGTGAACTTTACGCGACGATGCGCGTGGATGACGCGCAGTTCAACCAGGGAGTTGACCAGTCGGGGCGCAAGTTTGATGCGCTGCGGTCGTCTGTTTCTGCGGGGGTCAAGACTCTCGCGACGGCGTTTACGGTGGCGACGACGGCGACTGCTGGTCTTGGTGTTGCCGCGTTCAAGGTTGGTCTGGATTACAACCGGCTGCAGCAGTCGTCTCGTGCGGCGCTGACGACGCTCCTCGGTTCTGCTGAGGCTGCGAACGCGCAGATGGACAAGTTGGATGAGTTCGCGCGGTCGTCGCCGTTCGCGAAGCAGGTCTTCATTGAGGCGCAGCAGCAGCTCATCGGTTTCGGTATGGCCGCGAGTGATGTGCTGCCGACGCTGGACGCGATCCAGAACGCGGTTGCTGCGGTTGGTGGGTCGAACGAGGACATCTCTGAGATCACGCGTGTACTGGCGCAGGTCATCTCGTCGGGGAAGATCACGGCGGAGACGTTCAACCAGCTTGGTGCTCGAGGTATCGACGCGGCCACGCTCATCGGTAATGAGATGGGCAAGACAGGCGCGCAGATCCGGGAGTCTGTCACCGATGGCACGCTTGAGGCTGGGGTGGCGGTTGCGGCGCTGACGGAGGGGATGACTGCCCGGTTCGGTGGTGCGACGGACCTCATCAAGCAGCAGATGGACGGCGCCGCCGACCGTGTGAAGGGCGCGTTCCGTGACATTGGTTCTGCGCTTGCTGCCCCGTTCGTTGACCCGAACGGTGGCGGGTACCTCGTCCAGTGGACGAATGACCTTGCTGACGCGATGCGGGCTGCGGAGAAGAAGATTCAGCCTCTGGTCGCGCTGCTGGTGGACCGGTTTGGGCCGGGCCTGGAGTCGGTGTCGCCGCTGCTGCAGTCGGTGTCGGGTGTCATCAACTCGTGGGACATCTCGCAGGTCAACCGGCAGCTCGACGACCTGTCGGGGTACACGCCACTGATCGCGGGTCTGGGTACGGCCCTGTTTGCGCTGGGTGGGAACTCGCTGGGGTTGGGGCGTCTTGGTCTGGCGATTAGTCCGGTTGCGGCTGGTCTGGTTGCGATGGCGGCGACGTCTCCCGAGGTGCGGAGGATGCTGGGCGACTTTGCGCAGTCGCTCGAGCCTCTCGTGCCTGTGCTGGGCGAGTTCGGTATGCAGCTTGCGGACACGGCGATGCTGGTCTTGCGTGAACTCACGCCCGCGTTGTCTGAACTGCTGGTCGCTGGCGGGGAGTTGGCGGTGGCTTTCGGGTCGGCGCTGATCCCCGTGATGGGTGGCTTGCTGACCTCTGCCGTGCCTCTGGTGGATGTTCTGGCGGACGTGATTGGGTGGGTTGCGGGTCTTCCGCAGCCGGTGCAGATGGCGGCGCTTGCGTTCGTCGCGCTGCAGGGGCCGCTGTCGGGTCTGGCGCCGCTTCTTGGTGCGGTGGGTACGGGTCTGCAGCGGTTCATTGAGATGTCGCGGGTGCAGGCTGCGCTCGGTGGCGTGTCGACCGGGATGGGCTCGTTGGCGACTGCGTCTGCTCAGGCGGGTGCGGGTATGCGCGCGTTTGGTTCCGCGGTGGCGGGCATCCTGTTCAACCCTGTCACGCTCGGCATTGGCGCGATCGCTGGTGCGCTCACGGTGTTTGTGATGAAGTCGCAGGAGGCTGAGTCGCGGGCGAAGGCGTACACCGAGGCCGTCAAGTTGATGGGTGAGGAGTCTGCGCAGGCCGTTGAGGATGTTGCGCGTAACGCGTTCGTGACGGGCACCGACGCCGACTGGGGTTGGTGGCAGAAGCTGCAGACCGGGTTTGAGTCGGTTGCGGATGCGATTGAGGGCGTGGGCCTGAGTGTCGACGACGCTGCTCGTGCGGTGGCGGGGTCGGATGAGGAGTTCCAGGCGTTCATCGGTTCGTTGGATGAGATCGCCGCTTCGGAGCCGACGTTGCGGACTGCGCTCGCGGAGATCGAGACGAAGCTGTATCAGCAGCGGAATGCGACTGAGCAGGCGCGTCACGAGAACGACCAGTTGGGGTCGTCGAACCGGGACGCGGCCGGGGCGGTCGATGAGCATCGGCGTGCCCAGGAGTTGCTGCGTGATGAGCTCGAGGCGGGTATCGACGCGACGCTGTCGGCTGCTGAGGCTGCGCTGCGTGTGGAGGATGCTCAGGCGCGCGCGTCGGATGCGATTGACCGTAAGCGTGAGGCTGATGCCGCACTGCAGGAGGTCATGAACAACGGGAATGCGACTGAGGAGGAGCGGGCGGCGGCGACGCGGAATGCGGCGCAGGCGACTCGTGATGCTGATAACGCGATCCTGAACTACACGCGCCAGGTCGATAACCACATTGGCGCCCTGGGGCGGAACAACGCGTCCTACGGGCAGATGCGGGCCGAGATGGCTCGTGCCCGGGAGTCTTTCATTCAGCAGCGTATCCAGATGGGTATGACCCGCGGTGAGGCTGCGGCCCTTGCCGATCAGTATGGGTTGGTGCCGTCGCGGATCGACACGATGGTGAACCTGGCTGGTGTGCAGGATGCGCTGGCCCTGATCGGCAACCTTGACCGGACGCTGAACAGCATCGATGGCAAGCAGGTGACGGCGTCGGTGGCTGTGCGTCAGTACGGGCAGGCTGCGATCGCGTCGGGCGGGTACGTGGGCGACTTCGCTTCCGCGCTCGGGTATGCCACGGGTGGGACGCCGAAGCGGTTCCCGCTGGGTGGGCCGGTGCATGGTCCGGGTTCGGGTACGTCGGATGAGATCCCGGCGTGGCTGTCGAACACGGAGTTCGTGCAGCGTGCGGCGGCGGTCCAGAAGTACGGGCTCGGGTTCATGCACGCGGTGAACTCGGGGACGTTCCCTGTGGAGCTCGCACGGCCGTTCGCGGTTGGCGGGTCTCCCTCGTCGCCGGCGCGGACGTCGTCGGCGTCCGTCATCCCGGCTCTGACGGTGTACGTCGAGAACCCGTGGACCGGTGAGCAGGTTCGGGCCACGGTCCGTACCGAGGCCGATTCGCGGATTGATCGTGCTCGGCAGATTGAGCGTAGTGCGGGGAGGCGGCGGGTATGACGGTGCTGGTTGATGTGTTGCCGGTTGTGCCGCTTCCTGTGGTGCGGGTGGTGGTGTCGGTGCCTGGTGGCCGGTCCTGGTCTCTGGTCGGGGTTACGGAGGAGGGCGTGTGGCCGGTTGCGTCGGGTGTGTCTACTGGTGCTGAGGTGGTGACGGCGGATCCGTGGGCTCCTGTCGGGGTGGCTGTGTCGTATGAGTTGCGGCATGGCGGCGTCGTGGAGTCCGCGGGTCCGGTCGTCCGGCCGTTCGATGGCGGGTCCGTGATCTCGGACCTGTCGGGGCGG